AGCTAACATTGTAAATACAGGTGCTGCATCTACTTATGCGGCTGCTGCGTTAGCTCTTGTTGGTGCTGCAGATACCATTGATGTTGTTATTGCTGGTGCTGCTGCTGCTACTGGACGCCTTCGTGTCTATGCAGTAATTGCGGATATTTCATCTGCACACGGTGAGGCTTCTGTAGCTTCACGTGATCTGTTAGCATAAACTACATTAAACTTTGGGGCTGGCTTTGTGCTGGCCCCTTTGCTGCATCTTGAGGGAACATAATGGCACTTACATATCTTACATTAACGAATGACGTTATTACCCGTATGAATGAAGTAAAGTTAACTGCCTCTACTTTTGTAGATGCTAGAGGCATTCAAATACAATGCCAAAACGCAGTTAATGAATCAATTCGATATATTAATCAAAAAGAATTTGCTTATCCCTTTAATCATGCCAGCAACTCATCTACTTTAACACCGGGCGTAGTGAGATACTCTCTTCCTACAGGTGCAAAACATATAGACTACAATACAGCACGAATAAAAAAGAGTGAGCCTTTAAATGCTGCAGGAAATAACTTATCAAAACTTGACTACAATGAATATATTAGTAGAGAATATGCAAATCAAGAAGATGAAATTTCCTCAACTACACTAAATGGTTCTCATTCAAGTACCGTAACTACACTTACGTTAACTTCTACTACAGGTTTTTCTGCCTCTGGTACAGTTTTTATTGGAAGTGAACAAGTTACATACGCTGCAATTTCAGGAAATGATATTACTGGATGTACAAGGGGTGTAAATAGTACAACTTCTGCAACTCACAGTAGCGGAGTAGTAGTAACACAGTTTGATAATGGTGGTATTCCTCAATTTATTATTCGTACATTAGATAATAATTACCTTCTTTTCCCTTTTCCAAATAAAGAATATACATTAGCTTTTGACTTTTTTACTTTTCCTTCTGACTTAGCTGCTCACGGGGATATAACTACTGTGCCTGATAGGTTTAAACCTGTTATTGTAGATGGTGCATCCGCATTGGTTTATCAATACAGAGGAGAAATGAACCAGTATCAAATTAACTTTGAGAGATTTGAGCAAGGCATTAAAAATATGCAAAGCTTACTTATCAATAAATTTGAGTACGTTAGATCTACGGTAATAATTAGACCTACTAATTTTAGTGTTGGGACATTATAATAATGCCAGATAGCTCTCAAACACAACCAGCAGCATTTAACTGTGAGGGAGGTTTAGTTTTAAACCGTTCTTCTTTTATGATGAAGCCGGGAGAAGCGTTAGTTTTAGAAAACTTTGAGCCTGACGTTGAGGGGGGTTACAGAAGGATAAATGGTTACCGTAAATACATAAATCAAATTGTACCACATACTTCTTCTATTTCTGAAAAAATACTTGGTGTAGCTAACTTTTCAAATAAAGTAATAGCTTGTCGAGGAGAAAAAATATTTAATTCTGTTTCTACAGAAACTACAACTTCTATATCTGCAAATGCAACTTTGTCTGGTTCAGGTGTAATTACAGTAGACTCAGTTTTAGGTTTTGCAACTAGCGGTTCTTTACAAATTGACTTGGAAACATTTACGTACACAGGTGTTAGTAGTACGTCTAGCCCTAATCAATTTACAGGTGTTACTAGAGCGACTTCAAGCTCAGTTGCGGCTAAACACTTAGGTAATTCCGTTGTTTCTGCTGCTTGGACAGAAATTGATACAGGTAGAACTGGCGCTGTAAAGTATAGGTTTGAACGTTTTAATTATGACGGTAATGAAAAAATTATTTTTGTAGATGAAGTAAACGCACCTGTAGTTTTTAATTCATCCTTTAGTGCTACTGATGTCAGTACTAGTTCAGTTTCAGGATCTAAATTTGTAGCATCTTTTAAGTCTCACATGTTTTACGCAGGTAAATCAACTACATCAGAAGAATTAATATTTAGCGCACCTTTTGATGAAGATAACTTTGCTTCAGGTGATGGTGCAGGCAGTATTAGAGTAGACGATACAATAGTAGGTCTTAAAGTATTTCGTGATTCTCTTTTTATATTTTGTGAAAATAGAATATTTAAATTAACAGGTAATACTTTATCTGATTTTTCTATGATACCTGTTACTAGAAGTATTGGCTGTCTCAATGGCGATACTATTCAAGAGTTTGCAGGCGATTTAATTTTTCTTGGCCCTGATGGGCTTAGAACAGTAGCTGCTACTGCAAAGATTGGTGACACAGAACTTGGAACAATAAGTAAAAATGTACAGTCTCTTTTTGATGTTAACATTATAGACTCTGCATTATTTGAAAGCGTTGTTATAGCCGACAAAACACAATATAGAATATTCTTTACAAAACCCGCTCAATCAGAAAATATTACACGGGGAGTTACCTGCGTACTGAAACAAGAAGGGTTTGAGTTTTCTGAGATAAGAGGAATAAAACCTTCTTGTACAGATACTTTTGTAAGTGCTGGAGATGTACGTGTACTTCACGGGGACTTTAATGGTTTTATACACAGACAAGAAAAAGGTAATACCTTTGATGGTACTCCTATACTTGGAAGGTATAGAAGTACTGACTTAGCATTTGGCGACACTGGCATACGAAAGCATATGCAGAGGGTCATTATAAACTACAAACCTGAGTCTGCTATTGCTGCAGAACTATTGGTAAGATATGATAACGAAAACTCAGACTCCACTAGACCTGCTGCTTATGTATTAAATTCTTCTGATGTTGCTGCTCAATTCGGAACTGCTTTATTTAGCAGCGCAGGTGGCGAAGTTAGATTTGTTTTAGGTGGACCCTCCCAACCTCTAGTAAGACAGGCAGTAGAAGGTTCAGGTTTTTCTGTTGTATTAAGAATAAATGATGGAGGTGAGTCTGCACCTTATTCACTTAAAGGTTTTCAGTTAGAATACACATTAGGAGCAAGACGTTAAATGGGCGCTACATACACAAGACAATCCTCGTTTACTGATGGCGATGTTATTACCGCTGATCTGTTTAATAATGAGTATGATCAGCTTCTAGCTGCTTTTGCTGTTGACACAGGACACACGCATGATGGATCTGCTGCAGAAGGTGGTCCTATATCTATACTAGCATCTGATAATATTACTATAGGTACTGGTGCAGGTGATATAACACTTACTTGGGACGGGGGTTCCAATGATGGGGTTATTATCTGGAGTGAAGATGAAGATTATTTTACGTTCTCAGATGATATTTTAATTTCTACCACAGAGAAGCTACAGTTTCGTGACACTGCTATCTACATCCACTCACCTGCTGATGCTACACTAGCCATTGTTTCTGATGGAGCTATAAACCTTACTGCAGTTACAGATGTTGTTATCCCTGCTAATGTAGGTATTACTTTTGGAACTGGCGAGAAGATTGAAGGCGATAACACTGACCTAACGGTGACCTCTGGGGCAGACATCAACCTTACTGCAACTGCAGACATTAACATTCCCGCTGACGTTGGACTAACTTTTGGTGACGATGGCGAGAAGATAGAAGGTGACGGTACAGACCTCACTATTGCAGGAAACAACATTAACCTTACTGCTGTAGCAGACGTAGTAATACCTGCGAACGTTGGGTTAACTTTTGGTACTGGCGAGAAGATAGAAGGTGACAGCACAGATTTAACAGTAACTTCTGGAGCTAAAATTAACTTAGCTGCTACCTCAGATGTACACTTAGCCAACAACATAGGTATGGTGTTCGGAGATGCAGGTGAGAAGATAGAGGGTGACGGCACTAACCTCGCAATCAACTCTTCAGGCGATGTAAACATCACTGCTACGACTGTTGACCTTGATGGTAAATTAGAAGTCTCAGGTACGCTTACGCAAACAGGCATTGCTACATTTACTGATGACATTATTATTGGTGACGGTAAGACTATTGGTTCTACATCAGATATAGATGCTATTACTATTGCTGCTAATGGGCAGGTTACTCTTACACAAACATTAATAGGTACAGCACTAGATATTAGTGGCGACATAGACGTTGATGGTGTAACTAATCTTGATGTAGTAGACATTGACGGTGCTGTTAACATAGCTACCACTGCCTTAGTAACTGGTGTCTTAACTACTACAGCTACACAAGTAGCAACTGGTGGAATTACAAGTGGTTCAAACATTGTTTCTGATACAGACAGCACTGATGATCTTGGTACAACCAGTGTTCGTTGGGCTAACTTGTTTGTTGATGGTATTACTGCAACTGACCAGATAACAGCTACTGGGTTTACTGGTACA